GTGCGTGTCAGCGTTTGTTGTTATGGCTTCTGTGCCAAAAGAAAACGCCTCCGCAATGAGTTCTAAGTTTGTGTTAGTGGTATCACCCCAAGCACCCGATTGTTCGCCGGAGCCAATTTCCTCTAACCGTAAGTCATTTGTATATACACTTGCCATTTTTCTATCCTATGCTGCAATGTCCGTCCAAGACGGTGTTTGCGAGGGTGTTACCCCCGTAAAGTTTGATGTTTGTGAGGGCGTTACCCCTGTAAAGTTTGATGTTTGTGAGGGTATGATCATTCCCCACGGCTGCGGCATGTCACCTATTTCTCCAGTTCCTGCAACTCCTGTAACAGATATATTTCCTACACCTGTGATAGTAACAGAGCCAACAGAGCCCGTTCCTGCAATACCTGTGACAGATACGTTAGAATCACCCGAAGTAGTGACTGATCCAACAGAGCCCGTTCCTGCAATACCTGTGACAGATACGTTAGAATCACCCGTTACAGTCGCACTGTTGACCGAAGCTGTCATCGTTACCATCGTATTAGTGGTAAAGAAACTTCCTAAAGCTGATGTGCCAGCAACTCCCGTAACTGATACATTAGCTACTCCGACAACTGTAACTGAGCCAACTGCTCCTGTTCCTGCAACTCCTGTAACCGATACGTTCGCGTCACCCGTAACTGACGAAGACCCAACTGCACTGGTTCCTGCAACTCCCGTAACCGAAACATTTGCGTCAGCAGTAACCGTAGATGCACCTACAGATCCAGTAGCGCCGGGGAGTGCAACCTCTGAGTTCCACGCGCCTTCGTTCCACCCTCTGGTAGAGCTATTCCACCCATGAAGTGCAACGATGGCGTCAGACATTAGGCTATCCGGATAATAGCGTTAGACGCATCCGCTGTTGGAAAGACAATTGTAAAGTCCCCAGAACTGGCTGCTTTATCTGCGCCAAAGTCTAAAACACAAACACTTGGGTCTCCAGAAGCCGCTTCGTTATAAACCAAAGCACCCCTTACTGCCGATATTGTAACCGTAGAAAAGACCTCATCTGCAAAATCAGTAAACGCGGTTGTACTACTGCTTGTTGGAGTAACACTTGTTAAAAAGTTACCTTTAGCAGTGTAATTTGTACCACTGATTTCGTTGCTAGAAGTATAAGCAGTAGTTGCCGCTGTAAAACTAGCACTGTTGTCATACAGAGCAATTTTAAACTGGTCACTTGCTGCCGTAAAATTGTGAACCCCCTTCATTAGTTCTACTTTGAACGAGGTGCATAGAAAGTTGCCACTAAAAGCCATTACATGTTCCTTATATATTCGGCCAGTTTTAACTGACCAGCGTCTTTAATTGCATTATATATCGTAGTTCTATCACTTTGGATAGCCTGCATCATATACACAGCAATGATCTTTTCCATCTCATTACGGTACGCGTGGGCCTGATCCCTTATTGCAGGAGGAGCATTGTCGGAAATACCTATAAGTTTATTTACGCAACGCTTCGCAGTTTCTTCAGGAGTAAAACCACGATTGTCTGTAGTTTCTACTCCTACCTTAAAATCATTAGACATAGATACGCCAAAAGACATGTTGTTCATTGTTTCTGCCTCACAACGGGTCCTGTTCTGTACTCATCTGTAACTTCTTTGCTCTCGCCAAGGAGTTTGAGACCCATGATGGCCTCAACAAAACGCTTTTCATACAAAACTTGCATGTCCTGTTCGCCCTTCATAAAGATATAAGCTTCCATTAAGCTTCCGTACAAAAGAGCTAAATCAGCATTTTCGCTAATCCAAGTTTCAGTATTATCCGGAACTATCTCTTCAGAAGATGTTCCGCTTGGAACGCTATTTATTACTGCAACGGCCCCGCTGGTATCTCCCACCAACGCTGTGCCAGAAGATGCGGTTCCTCTAGGATAAGCATCTGTCAAACCCGCAGGAAAATTAGCGGTTATTGTCGTGTTGTCAGTTCCCGATGTTCCTGTAACAATAAAAGAAGAGTTTTCAACGGAAGTGGTTTCTCCGGCTGGAGTTGCGATAACTGTTTCTCCGGCAGAAAAAACAGTTGCACCTGTATAAGCTACTACAAACGAAGTTTCACTTTTTGTTAAACTTGTTGGACGATAAAAATAATGAATTTCAGCCGCATAAGAGCTATCCGGAGTAGGACTTAAAATTAAATTGTTAAGATCATACTGAGCGTAATAACGAGGAGGTCCAGTTACTGCCGGATTAGGGTTAAAAGATTGAATAAAGTTTGAATCTTTGAAATCTAAAAAAACTACCTCGCTAGAACTGTTGGTAAAAGACAAAGCAAACGGAGCTAGAAAATCGCTTGGAACTCTTAAAAACTTATTAGAAGCAGACATGGAACCAGAGTCATTCTTTTGAAACAAACTTAACTGAACGTTCTTTAAAATGCGTTCTTCTGTGTTTTTAATAAAAACAGGGAGATTGCTGATAAACGTTGTCTCATCGTTTTCAGTGTAATCGACTATAGCCTGTTTCAATGTAGTGTAAGTATAGCTCATGATATAACCACCGTAACAACTCCTGCAAAACCAAAAGCCCGTGTTGGTTTAGGCTGTGGTTCTTCTACCAAAGGAATCCCAACATAAACATCTAAATTTTCTTTTATATCAGGCCGCGCATCTTTAAGAGCCTCTGGATCAGTTACCTTACGAAAAGGACCTAATTGAGGCTGCTTGGGTTCAAACTCGTCTCGTCCAACAAGCAAACCATTCCACTCCTCCCGCATATCTTTATACCGATACCGAAAACCAGATCGGTCAGAGATTGCGTAAGCGTTTCTGCCTGTTGCAAATTTACCCATCAGCCTACCCTATAATAATCGTATTTTGGAACAACGTTAAACGAAGCCCGGTCACGATCTTCTGTCATAGCACGTTCAAACTCTTCTTCATACATAGCTTTTAACATTTGAACACGATTAGGGGCTCGTTTTACCGCAATGTAGTAAGCAAGACCCGCAGCCAAACAAGGATAGAACCGAAACGGCATGTCCATAGTATTTATAAAGGTATCTGCATCGTCCATACGCGTAAGAGCATTATAGTAAATAACATCTGTACTGTTTTCAGGAACAGGCCATAGTTTTAAACTGGGTGTAACTTGGCGATCTAAAAAGAACTGGTTGGGTCGAGATTGAGTGGTTTTGTTAGGAATATTAAGATAATCATCCCTACTTAACCGAGACAAAGAGTAATCCGTCCCGTCCCTTTGAACCACTAAAGACAATATATCAATTACATCTGCACCTAACGCATACGCACCAGTTCCAGTAACCAACGCTTGTGTACGTTGAGTGATCGTCCATTGATTTAAACCTCGGTTAGCCCACTCAGCAAGCATAAGGTTTAAAGAACGTTTAGCCGATTTTAAGTCATAGCCTGTTCTTACATCTAAGCCACAACGCTCAAAAGCTTCTTCAATATATTCTGCTACATCAAGTTCAAAATCTACGCTATTAGAAACAGCCATCTCATTCCTCGCTGTAAAGATTATCAAATATTTTAGTTACATCTAATGTATAGTCTAGATCAGATTTAGAATAATGTACATGCTGAGATGGTTTGAAATCTGGAGCGCCCTCTCCTGTCTCAAACCACGCAGGGTGCGTTACACGCACACGATTGTTAGGCAAAGCCACAATATTACCTGTCCATTCACCTGCATCTAACAACTGCATAACATGTGCCTGCTTATGTTGAGCCGGATCATCTGCAACGTCAGTATCTGTGTAATCAACTGTAAACATGTATTTAGCCGGAAAAAATTTACCGTCTATTTTAGCCATCCAAGGGCATGGAGTAGCACGATCTAAAATATACACAGCGTGAGTATGCGAGGGACAATCCCACGGTTGAGCCTCATGAACAGCCATTGGTTTAGGCCAAGCTTCTAACGGTTCATCTGCAACTAAGGCAGTTATGGGCATACGAGCCCACATTGCGCCGCCATGAACATTTGGATCATCGTCATCATCTGCCTCGCAACCAGTAAAAATTAACTGAAAGCTTAAACAACGATTGGGCATTGTAGTTACGGCAATAGCCATAGCATGCAAAAACTCGCCGTGGTAACGCTCATGATTGACCGTATACTCACGACGAACCCAGCATTTAAAATGCGGTATGTTACTTTGCAGAAAAGGCATTTAATTACTTTTTCTTAGCCGCGCCACCGCGTTTCATTTTAGCAACGCCGCCCTTGGCGTAACCTTTTTTCTTCATCATAGCGCCGCCCATTTTCTTTTTAGCAACGCCGCCCTTGGCGTAGCCTTTTTTCTTCATTGCACCACCCATTTTCTTTTTAGCAACACCACCTTTAGCGTAACCTTTTTTCTTCATTTTCTTCATGATACTGATCCTTTTGTTTTTTTACGTTTACGGCCTAAAACTATTCCACAACCTCTGGCCACTACGCTTCCGGGGGGAGTGTTACCCCGAAAAGGTCTCTTCGCTTTTGTCACAGAAGGATCTCCACCTCTGGACATGTTTTTAACGGTAGCAGCTTTTGTATTTTTTACAACTTGTTGACCCTTAGAGCCTGCTCTTTTCTTTTTTGCAGCCGTAGCTTTGCGCTGGGCTTTAGTAAGAGACCGAGCTTTACTTGCAGGAAGGCATCTATCCGGATTTTTCTTGTCTTTCGACGTACCGCAAGGGCCTTTTATAGAGCCGTCAGAGCCTATTCTAACCCAATTCTGGTCGCGCCACTTCTTTAGCTCGCCCATTTACTTCTTTCCCTTGCTTTTCTTAGCATAATTAGGATCTTTGCAGTATTTAGATGCCGCCATGTTTGCATAAGCACTTGGATATGTATCAAAAGTTCTTTTGGCCCACGCTTTTCCAGAAGGGCATATCTTACTGCCCTTAGACTTCTTTGAAGCGGATCCACCATTTTTAAAGTAGCTCAAACCTCTAGGCATAGCGACTTTTTTACGAGGTGAAGTAGTGATTTGTTTGTTCATTTGACTACGACTCATTGCCATTTTAACACTTCCATCTTTTACGAGCTTGGCGCAAACGACTGTTTGGATCTTTTGCAGCCTTTGGAAACTTTTTCATTTGACCAGCAGACCGAGCGCAATAAGATTTACGGCGTTTTGCTGCCGCACTACCCTTTTTAACTTTACCCGTAACAGCCGTTTTTAATTTTGAACCGGGATTTTTTCTTCGATAAGCTTTAACGCCCTCTGCGGTCATTCCCGCCCCTTTTTCAGTGGGCCGAAAATTCTTTTTATTTCGCGCAGGCATTTTACCTTTGCTGGTTTTTTTACTAGGCCTAGCCATACTTTTTACGCATATACAAAATGATGGTATATGTGTCTGCGCTCGTATGACCTATGGTTGTAAATTGAATATCTCCGGTTTTGCCACTTCCCGCGTTGTTAGTTAAGCCACCAAACACGGTATAATCATGAGAGCCGCTTTGATTTTCACCAAGCTCAATGCAAAATGCGTCTGTAGTTGCATCCCACAAGATTTGAACTTTCATGCCAATACATTGCCACCAGATACGCTCAATCACAACACCAGTACAAGCATCACCATCCACGCTAGATTCCAAGGCAGAAACATTTACCTTTTTAACGGCGGACTCTCCGGACCCGTCGGAAACGTTAGTGAACTTCATAACGACCTGTTTACCGCCGTCGATCAGCGTTTGTGAGGTTACAGCATCCGCCATATTAATCTCCTATAAATTATGGGTGGGGCGTTAACCCCACCAGATTAATTACGCAATTTGAACGTACTCAATGATAAATGTGAACGATCCTGCTGTTGTCGCATCAACTGTGTTGGTGATGTTGCAGTAAATAGTTCTTTCGGTGTCTGTATACTGAACAGAGGCTGGCGCTGTTGTGTCATCCTGTGTCTGAAGAACTAATGCAGTTACCGTTACGTTGTGTGCAACAACGGTTGTGCCACCATCAAGAATTTCGTCAGTCTGAGCCGCAACAATTTGTGCGCCAGAAGAAGACGTACCAACTTCATAACCAATATCACCTGTCCCAATAACGGGAGAGACATCACAAAATATCTTAATGTCAGTAATAATTGTGTTTGCTGGTTGTGTGAACTCACCAATCGCGGGGCTGTCGCCTGCGGTTGTGTTTACTGTAACTCCAGAAGCAAAGCCAACATGCTTTACATACTTGTTTGTTACAATGCCTGTTGAAGCTGTATTTGCTACGGTCGTAAAAGCACCAGTTGTTGCATTTTTAGAAACAACTTGGAAGCCGCCTTCGGAACGTACTGGTCCGCTAAATGTAGAATTACCCATGAGGATCTCCTGTCGGGGTTAAGTCAGCCGCCCAATGCGACTGTCAGGGATGAGATAACAATACAACAGGAGTAATTAAAAAGAAAGGGGCAACCGAAGCTGCCCCTTAATTTGTTATTTCGACAAAGCTTACGCTGCGCCGGGAGTTCCAAATACAGAACGCCAATCGCTTACGCCAAAGGAATAACGCTCACGAGCCTTAAACCTCATGTTACCTGTATCAAAATCGCCTTCCATAGCTGTTTTGATTGGTGAACGGTTAAAGAACTTGAAGCCGTTAGGGGCGTCAGTCTTAACAAAGAACGCGTCTGTGTCAGTCAAGAAGTGATTTACCACTGCCCCGTCTGGCAACATGCCCATGTTCTTCATTGCGTTGTTGTCGTTATCAGCAGTTCCGCTACGCAGATTTGAGTTAAGAACTCGCTCTGCAATAAACTGAAGTTCTTTTGGAATAATTAGTTTCATTCCACGAACCGCAATTTTAAGACCACGCTCATCGGTGAATCCTGCAACGTCGATCATCATCTGCTCTAACGAGGTTTCGTTGAGATCTGCCGCAGTCGCCAAAAGATTGGTCTGGTTGCCGGACAAAGACGGGTGTGCCGCCGAACAAAGTGCTGCGCCATCGCCAAGAGCGTTACCGCCCGTAGCAGAGAACGCATTGTTCAGAATTGCAGCCGCTTTGATCTGCTTAGTTTGTGCCATCGAACGAGCAAGTGCTTTCGTATACCGAGAAGCAAGACGATCATAAAGATTGTCCTCAATAGCTTCTTCAGTAATTGAAAACGCAAGTGCGATAGTTTCATGAGTGTAACGAGCAGTGTATGTTTCACGAGCATCATCAAACGAGATGGCAGTGCCTTCTCCTTTAAGTGGTGCTGCCGCGAAACCACCGAGCATAACTTCTTCCTCAAAAGCTCGGTCTGAGCTTTCTTCGTCAAAAATTTCGCCATGCTCGTTTTCGTAACGATCATACTCAAGCCCAAACAAAGCATTTAGGCCGGGTTCTAGCTCTGCCGCTAGTTGTGCGCGAGAAATAGCCATATTCTATAACCCCCTTATATGCCAGTTGTTGCGTAAGTTCCAACAGCGATAGTATTACCGTTGTTGAAGTGACCGTTTAGGCGAACAATGTATTGATGCCCAAGCGCAGCATAATCTTCGTTTGCAGGGTCATTATAAAGACCTACAATCCGAACATCCAACGTATTCGTTGTTGCCGCTGAACTGATGTCCAGCATGTCAGAAGACATTCCGGTATCAGTGCTTCCACCGTTTACTGCTGCCATGTCGCAGTTTAAGAAAACATCAAGCTGGGCTGTTGCTTTGCTTGTGTTTGTTCCGTCTGCTGCAACTACAAATAACTGAAACGGGTCGTCATATACAGACGCCAGAATTGGAAAATTTGTGTCAACGCTTACGTTGCCCGAACCGGGCCAGTAGTTTAGGAAGGTTCGCTTCTTGGTAGTAGAGTCTACATATTCGACTCCGCCTAATACGCCAAGCGGAGCAACCGCTTGATCAGTGATATTAATAGTTCCAGTGCTGACCGGAATAACAATACCGCCGTTGTAAATAGCAGTTGAGTAGTCACTTTTAATCTCATACTGAGTAACAGCAGTTGAGTTAACGTTTCCACCAACTTTACCAATAGGACGAAGACCATAGCCACCTGTTAGTGTATTAGCCATATCTTAGCTCCATTTAAAAAAGACGGCTTATTTTGAATTGCCGCCAAAGGTTACGCGAGATTGACGATCAGGATTACTAATCGTCATGGTTGAGTGTGCGTTCTCCCGCATCATATCAGAATCCACCGCTTCCATCTGGTCCTTATTTCGACTAGCGAAATAAGCCGTCCGTTCTGCAATGGTCTCGTCAGGTATACGAGCTAACATCAAACCGCCAACACCGAACACACCTTCATACTTACCTGATTCAACTACCGGGGACTCAAAGTCTGGGTACTCATCCTGACGGACTAATTCCCAACCTTCGCGCATTTTTGCGCTGATGTTTTTGCGGTCATCAAAACCACGCGTTTCGGCGCGGATCCAACGATGCTTAAAACCATCCGGTGCAGGTGGTGCATCTAACATAGACGGTGGAGCCCACGGCTTACGCG